CGTTGTTTAAGATCATGCTTGCACCTTCCAATTGTGCAAATTCCAGCATCATGTCTTCAACAAGCGTTTCATTCAAATAGTTAATGTCGCTCATTACCGCTGTTCGCACGGGCAAGCTGGCGCTGACTACTCGGGTTGGCAATTGCCAAATGCTGGTAGCAATGTTAGGTGAGCCGGTGTTTGGAGTTGCAGCGTAAAGCCAGGGGTTTGTGCTGTTGGCAGCGTTACCTGTTTTTGCGACAAACTGCACGCTAGAGCCAGCCGCAGGAATTACCCTAGACAATTCCCGGATTGGATTTGCAAATCGCAGTGCAGCAAAAGCGTTATCAAAAAATGTGCGCCCACCAATTCCGTTTCCGGAACCAGTAAGCGCCGAGGCTTCGGTCAAATCAATCTTGACTGCATGGCCTTCGTGTAGCGTTTGTTTAATGCCCGACAAAATGCGTGCTGTAGTCATTTGATTTTTCCCGAATGGTTAAAAAAAGCAGAGAGAGTCCAACCCCTCCCTGCAATGGCAACTTAAGTCGCTGTGCCAGTGGAGCGATAACGAATAATGGCGTTTGGGTCACGAATTGACGTGGCTAATCTTTTTTCTCCGTAAAAAGTTATTGAGCCTGGCAGCGTCTGATCGTAGCGGCGCATCACCATGTCCATGCGATCAATAATGCTGTGTCCAAGCTGCCAATTGCCAAAGTACATTGGATACATGGATGTGGTGCCTGCGCTGCCAGTAGTTGCTTGGCTTGGGTTGTCAAGATACTTATTCATCACAACATTAAAGCCCAACAGTTGCCCAATAATGCCGTCTGGATTCAGAGATTCCATTGAGTTGAAAATTGGGCGTCCATTGGTGTCTTGCAGGCCACGAATAGCTTGCGCCAGCACAGGGTTGACCATAAAACAAGCGCTAGTCGTCCAGTATTGCTGTGGCAATGCGTAGCAAAGATTGATAACGTCTTTATACGTTATTGCATTTGCGCCGACAGTATTGACGTTGCTAGTCAATTGATCGTAGGTTGCAATACTGTGCAAGCCGGTTGCGCTGCCCGTGCCGCTGGTGCCGTATGCCGCTGCGCTGGTAGTTCCGCCGGTATAGGTAGCATTTGCGCCAGGATACTGATCTAGACCACGCAAACCGCTAGTGCCGCCGTAGGTATTAGGCGAGTTGGTTTGGTCGCTGTTTTGTATCATGGACTGCGCTTCGGCCTGTGCAAACTCCATCAACATATCGTCAACAATGGTGCCTTCCAGCCCGTCAATGTCGTCCAGTGCCGCAGTGCGTACTGGGAATTGGACGTTTAAGTCTTGCAGCACCAATTGCCAGATGTTCATATCTTGCGTAGTTGCGCCACCGTTATTTTGGACGGTGTAGCCCCAGGTTGCGCCAGCGTTGCCGGTTTTGCTGCGGAATTGATAGCTAGAGCCATCAGTAACCACAGTGCGGCTTAATCCACGCATCGGGTTAGCCAAACGCATTGCAGCAAACACAGGGTCGTAGCCCGTGCGTCCACCGATTCCATTGCCGCTGCCGGTTAGTGCAGAGGCTTCGTTCATGTAGGCAAGATATTGGCTTTCGTCAGCAAAAATCTTTAGTGGTTTTTCCACACGATTGTTGGCAGAATAAAACGATTTTAGTTGCTCACGGACTGAGCGATTAACGTCACTGCGGATTGTTTTAGCAACACGAATAACGGCAGGCATTTGTAGCGTGCTGATTTTTGCCTCAAGTGCCGAGATTTTCTCAGCCATTTCATTTTTGGCGGTGTCAATAGCAGCAGTAGCTGCGCTGGTAACTTCGGCAATCTTGGCAGCGTTAGCGGCTTCAATAGCGTCGAGTTTTTCAATGATGACTTGGGACATGATTATTTCCTTAGACGGTTAGACAAAGTTTGCAGTAATTCCCGCTGCTCAAGGGCAGCGAGTATGGTTGCCTCCGCATCAGAATCGCTCTGAATCGGCGCAATTTCATTTGGGATTTGGACAACATCACGCTGTTCCAGCACCTTTTTGAAAGTCGATGCAGCGGCAACCGCATCACTCTTGGAAAGCCCAGCATCACGCAAGGCTTGCTCCAAAATCTTTAAATTAGCAGACCCATCGGGCCTGAAGTATTCCAGCTTGCTAACGCAGGCTTCGGGATTGTTGGGATACATAACGACAGACACTTCCCGCAAACCGCCCTTTGTAATTTGGAAATATGCTTCGTCAGATTGATCTGGTTCGCCGTCAGCATTGACCATTTGGTAAGTTTCTGCATACGCGCCAACAGATACCCCGCCAAACATTGCAGGCGATTCTTTCATCACGTTGTACAGGTCGCTGCCTTGGGTGGTATTGGTGTAGAGCCTGCCGCTAGCGGTCATGCCGGTGTCGTCAAACTCAAAGTGCATCCATTCGCCAACAGGAATAGCATCTGCTGAGTGATTGACAAACATAGGCAACGGCCTGCCCATAGCCTCAAATTGCTTGGCCCAATCTGCAAAGCCTTCAGCTTGATAGTTAAACCTGCGCCCGTCTGCGCCTTCTCGCGGCCCCCAGCTTGTGACCCTGGCTTCAATTGTGCCGGGTTGCTGGTTGAGATTTAGTTTTGCTTCGCAGACGATTAACAGATCGTTCATGGATTACCTCGGTTGTTTTGGTTTTATCCATATCGTGTATTGTCTGCGGCTTCTGCGGCTTTTTTTGCTTGAACTTTGCGAGCAGCATTGCCAGTTCGTACGGGGTCTTATTTGCCAATGTTCATTTTCCTTGTCTGACCACCACCGCCGCCGCCAGTATCTTGCGGACTGCTGCCAGGAATTGTATCAGCAGGTTTGCCTGCTTTCAATTCGTCGCCACCGTCCATATTTTTCATGCCAAGATATTCACGCGCCTCATTCGCGGTCATTATGCCAGCATTGACACCAGCTACTGAAAAATTCATTTGGTCTACCGGTGAACCTCGCAAAAATGCCCTTGTGTCAAATTCTACACACAAATTTGGATATCCAACAAGCAAGTGCTGTTTCAGTTTTTGCTGGACATTGACAATCAGCGGGTACATACTGGATTTGTAGAATTCATCCAGCATGGTTTGAGTGTTGTTGTATTTCTGGTCGGCAATGCCGATCATGGCTGGCGGCACGCCAAACAAACCGCAAATGCGCTTCATGGTCTGTTCTTTTAACTTGGCGCAATCCGTGTCTTGCAGCGTCAGCATATCCAGCGGCTGGTATTTCATTCCTTGGTCTAGCAACATTCCCTGACCTGGCTTGCTTGGGTCTGCGTTGCGACTGCCAGTCATTGCCGACCATGCTTCTTTTAAACGTGCTGCTATTTCTTTGTATTTGCCATCAGGAATGACGTTATCAGTGACAAACATTCCGCTTGGCTTGGCCCCGTTTTGCATGACGTAGTTGGCGTAAAGGTCAATATCTTGATCTAAGCCAATCAATTCTGCCGCCAAAATGCCTTTGTTAAAACCGCCGTTTCCCTGCCAGGCAGCATCTACCAAGTGCATAACTTGATGTGCTGCAAGCGGTTCGTCACGATTAAATCCGTATGCCGGGGTACTGAGTCTGTAGCTAGGGTATCTGGTTACATTGACGGTGGTACTGATTAACGTGCTGTCAAAAACGTACATTTCCAACGGGGTCTGGGTGCTGCTTTCTTGGTCTTTGCGCCACCACAAGATGTAAACCTCGCCCGATAACTCATGCCACATGATGTACTGATAAAAGAATTCGTAGGCACTTTGGAAATTGTTGGGATTGTTTAGCAGGTAAGCCACTTGCTTGGCTTTGGCTTTGTCCCTAGCGCTTACCTCTGGGCTTTTAACGGCATCGTGATAGCCGCCATCGTCCATATCGCACATGATGCGGATTGGCAGTTGTGCCATTGCTCTAGCTTTGGCTCCTACGCACGCCATGATCGTTGAGTTTCGGCTCATCATGCTCATGTCTACGGGTCTGCCAGCGTCTGTGCTGCTGCCCGTGGTGACGTAGAGAATTTGGCTGTTGGCGCTGTTGTATTTGTTGTTTGAACCCCACAATACATTGTTGCCAAGGGCAGTCTGCCCAAACATTGAATTAGATTCTTTGCTTGTTTTTTGTTTGAAAATGTCAAATAAAGCCATGATTTCCCTTTAAAAAGTTCTGAAACCAAAACCTGATTGTACGGGATTATCTAAATTGCAGTGCATACTAATGATGAGCGATATGATGCCGTCCACCTTGGCAGACTTGTCAGCTTCGTTTTTCCTGACTTTGACGTTTCCGTTAACATCTTCGTAGACCTCGCAGTTTCCAAGCTGCCAGCCGACAAATGGATTGCCATCGTGCTTGATACTGTATTGCATCAGCAACTTCTCTACGTGCTTGCTTGGGTTGCTCAATACCGCCATGCCTTGCCCCACTTTTTTTAGCGGCAGGCCAGCATCATTTAGCCGAGCCACTAGACTGGCGGCGTTGTAGGCGTCAAAGCCAATTTCTTTTACTTCGTACTTTTCGCACTGCTTTAAGATGTACTCGCTGATCTCCCTGTCATCCATGACATTGCCTTGCGTGATGTGCAGGATGCCTGATTTCCGGGCCATTGCGAAAATGTCGCCGTAGTGCTTGGGGATTAAATCGTAGCCGTCTGACGGCAGGAAAAATTTAAACTCGGCTTCGTAGTCATCATCAGCAAATCGTTTAAGCGTGCAGACTGCGTTCAAATCTCGGGTAGCTGCTAGGTCGAACCCAATAAATACTGCTTCGGGCTGTCTATCAGGCACCAGGGCGCATTTAGCGTCATCCCAATATGCACGGTCAACCCAAGCTGAATTTGCACTGACGTAGACGTTTAGCGTCTTGCAAAGAAATTCGTTCAGGGCGGCAGGCTTGTGCTTTGCCATTTCTGCCCGTTCAGCGATTGCTGATTCAAAAACCGATATGCCGTGCATTGGGTTCGCTTTGGCCCAAGTGCTTGGGTCACGCCAATCGTCACCTGCGTCTAGGCTGTACAGCAGGCCAAACCAATGAGGGTTATCGGTGGCCTCGCCCGTCAGCATGGATTCCATCAGGGTTAAATCTTCGTGGAATTTGGTTTCTTTGGTAAAACTTGCGGTGGTGATGTAAATCCGCAACGGGTTAAGCCTGGCAACCATGCCTGAGTGCAGTACCTCAATGCTGTTGCGATCAACAATCTGGGCGGCTTCGTCCACAATGGCGCAGGCTGGATTCATGCCATCGCCTGTCTTTTTGGTGTCCCTGGACAATGCCTTAAATACTGTCTGACTGTCGCCTGCCTTGGTTATCTGGTGCCTGCTGACGTTGTACAGGGCAGCAATATTCTGCGGCATGGCCTCAACAAACCCGGTAGCTGCGTGAAACACAATCCCGGCTTGCTCCCTGGTTGTTGCCAGCGTATAAACCTCTGCGCCTGCCTCGCCCCAAATTAGTTCGTACAAAGCAATTACTGCTGTCAGTGTTGATTTGCCAGCTTTGCGGGGTACAAACACAATCACATCTGTGACCATGCGCTGCGATTTGTTTCGCTTGTTCCGAAACCCGTAAATAGCGCAAATTATAAATAGTTGCCACGGTTCCAGCACCAGTAGTTTGCCAGCATCTGGGCCTTTGGTATGCCGCAACTCGCTGGCAAACATTAAAAAATGTTTTACAAAATCAGCATGAAATTCGTATGCCCAGGTTTTATCTTCAATTTGATTTAAAAACCGCTGGCAGGCAAGCGTGACGTTTCGGCAAACAGGTATCTCGCCTTTGACCACTCGCACGGCATATAGGATGCCATCTTCAAAGTTCACGGGCCAGCCATTAATGCAGCAAATTTGCCGCTTTCAACTTTGTTGGTTGCTAGCCTGCCCCTGGGTGTCAAGCCTAATTCGTTCATTATCATGATGGCTCGGCCTAGCGCCCGTTCACCTGTTGTTAAGTACGGGTTTGTTCCAACCGTTGCCCCAGCATTAAATTTAGTCACTGGCCCACCGGCTCTTGCGCCCTTGATGCACTTAACAAATACGTCAAGCTGAAAAGCCAAAGCGCCCAGCAGGTGCTGATCTTGTGCTGAACCGATGCCATAGGTGTCCCACAAAAAATCTGCGGTCGTGGTAATAAAAACATCCATGTCCCAAAGGTCAGGGTCGTCTAGCCAAACGGGTTTGGGTATACGTTGGCGTATGGCCTCGGGCAGCGGCCTGCCTTTATGCTCGGCTTTAGTGCCGTGGACGATGTGAAGTTCGGGTGGAAGTCGGTTCATGCGCGGATATTATCAGATTAGGCCCCCTACCCCAACTCAATTTGTGGGTAATTGGC